GATGAGCCCTGATACTTTCCTATCCCCTGGCCGGACACTATCAACCTTGATAGGTGTCAAGGCATCATAGATTGACAGTTTGGCTATCTCAACCCCCGCACTTTGCAGGCAATGGACCAGCTTGCTCAGGAGCTTCAAGTCAATTCTTATTTCAACCTTCGGAGTGCCCTTGGGCCAAACAAGGTCCGTATTGGGGAAGGTCCCTTCCCCTGGCTTTATCTGATGGACTGTAGGGGATTCAAGATCCGTGGTGATGACTGGCAGGCTGCCATTGCCCTGGCATACCTGGGCATTCTCTAAGATCGGCAGCGGGGATCTTTTAGGGATTGTCTTGGCAATCTTCACGGCATCCTTAGCGTTAATAAGGATTGACTCGTTATCCCTCAAAACCAACGGTGTGCAATTACTTGTCAAGGGGAACTCATCATCCTGCATCGTTTGATTGGCAATTTCAATCAGGATATGCCCATCGGTGCCGGTTGTCTTATCCTTTGTAACCTTGATGCAGCCTAACACCGGCCTACCATTGTTTTCAGACGCTTCACTGGCCGCTAAACTGATTTTATCGAGTAACATCTTAAACCCTCCTGGGGGCTTTTCAGCCCCCTGTTAGGATGATGTTCTAGCGGGACACTGCTAGAGGATCATCCGTTACTTGCACACTCCCGTACTTCTGTCTTAAACTCCAACTATCGGCAGGCGACGGCCCGCACTTAATCCCGGCATACTGCCATAGCTGCCGGGTCCTGTTCCAATGGCCATACTCATAAACCCCGCATTCCTACCGATACTATATGCACGTTGTATGCCAGTAATGCCATACCATCATTATCAATGGCTTACAAACCATACCAGTCTAACGGTTTGTCCAATAATGCCACAATTTCACCTAAACTATTGAAAACTATAGTGGGGAGAAATAGTACTCGAATGCCCATAAATGCCACACTACCCTATTACTAGATACGGTATATGCCGCTTCACGATACCACCACATATGGTGTACAGGCCACATGAACACTACTGGTTGTTGTCTATTGTCTCATGAACTACCATATGTTGTGGTTTATAACATAAACTCAATAAAATCAATGTCAAGCGGCCATGCCTATATAATGAGTTAAACTATGGCCTAAAAATAACTCTTGACATGCCCCTAAAATAAGCCTACCCTGTGAAATAATCGTCCTTCTGTAAGGTGTAGCCGCTCGTCGGCGGAACCGAGCAGTGAACCAAAGGGATTATGTCTGATTACTATGGATTGAAGGCTATCGGCAAAAGATTGGGAGTGTCTTATAATGCCGTCAGTCGGTATCTGCATGATCCCAAAAAACCATTCCTAGCGTACCTCAGAAGACCCCCAGGAAGATCCGTACGGTATGTCTATACTAATGATGAGCTGATTAGACTATGGGAAGTGATGAGATGCCAAGATACTCAGAAAGAATTGGCTGCTAAACGCGCTACACGCCAAAAGCGTAAACTTGACGCACTGGCTGAGGCCAACAAGAAGGTTGATCCGTGATATATACAGGTTGTCAACAGATATGGGCCAAAGAGGTGATTGCCTGTATGCTGCATTGCCTTGATATATCATGCGCTTACGCTATCTATGTCTGATAATATACATTATGTTAAATACGGGTTAGGCCGATTCTAGGCAAGGTAGGGGGGGGATAGGCGTTCCGCCCTCTCGGCTATAGCTTAGGCCTTCCAGGAGGTAGAAAAATTTCTACCAATTTTTCAGTTTCCCATCATCTTCCCCTTCCCCCTCAGTGTCGTTCCTGTGGTATTTCTTTCATTGGTCCTTCGGCATTAGAATCATCGGTTGATCACATCAGGGACACTCATGCTGATGAGAGGTGTTACTTTATCTGGTTAGACAATCACTGGTCATGCTGGTATCATGGGGCAGGGTGTGAGAACATGAGGTGGTGGGGGATTGGATGAGATTTATTAGGGAGCATTGGTATTTTGTTGGCTGTGTAATATTGATAGGTTTTAGTATATGGTGGGTTTGGATAAAGTGAATTGTCTAAGAGCTAACTGGTTTCTGTGGGTGTGTTTGGTTTTAATGGGGTTGAGCGGAGGGTTATTATGGCTGAGTCAAAGGATGTAGAGAAGTGGGCGGATAGTGTGATTGCGGATGCGTTGTCGATTGTCTCTGGCGGATGGGATGGGGAGGTTGCGGGGGATGCGATCAAGCATGCGTTGGAGGCGTTGAGGGAGCAGGCAATACTACTGAAAGAGTATACGTTGGCCTTAAAATCCAAGGGGGCGTTGTTTATCGAGATTAGGGCGCTCTCCAAGGTGATGGCCGATACCACCCGGGTGATTGATGATATTTCGAGGTTATGGGCTTTTAAGAAGGGCGATCCTGATTCCAGGGTGGCGATTTCAGGCGATATTCTTAAAGGCCTGACCGATGAGCAGGTGTCGATGGTGCAGCGGTGGTTAGCCGAGAATGAAGCCCGTCAGCAAGAACGCAGTTAGATCCGCCCAGGAGGCCGTTGATGCCGAGCGCTGTAGCCGGTCGGCCCATCACTTTATCTTCGGGGACCATTGCGGGAAATTCTTGGTCACAAAGGATGAGCATGACCTTGAGACCCCCAAGAAGCCATTCCCCGATAAGCCGTATCTCAGGTCTGTGCTCGATTGCCTATTGGTCTCAGGCCACATTATGAAGCCGGAGGATGCGATCTATGCCAAAGAGGTTGGGCATAGTCTCCTGTGGCTACAGGCGATCTATTCCTCCGGGGTGCTGTTTACCGAGAAGTCGAGGCAGGTCATGGCCACCTGGCTGACTTGCGCCTATATCCTGTGGAGGGCGAAATATAAAGAACATCAGTTGATGCTGGTGCAGTCTAAGCGCGAGGATGATGCGGCCAATCTGGTGTTTAACAAAGAACCGCAGGTCGGCAGGATCTCGTTCATGGAGTCTAATCTGCCGAGGCATCTAAGGAGCATTGTGTTCCCTACGGGAGGTGCATTCGGCCAGCTTTATTTTCCAAACGGCTCACATATCTGGGCAATCCCGGAGGGGGGCGATATCATACGGTCTAATACCTCCAGCGTTGTTTTTTCAGACGAAGCGGCATTCCAACCGCAATTTGGCTCATCCTATACCGCTGCTCTACCAACCATTAAAGGCGGGGGTCAATACGTTGCGGTGAGCTCGGCGGAGCCCGGGGAATTCATGGAATTGGTGAAAGCGGCATGATGGACGGCCTATCCGAACGAATCGTTAAAGGCAGTATTGGGGTCTTGCGCCTCCACTACTCAGCCGACCAGGATAAGCGTCCCGGCACCGAGAAAGGCGATCAGTGGCTTTTATCCCAACTCTCAGGCTATCCTGGGGGCCTCAAATCCCCCCGCTGGCGAAAAGAGATGGAGATTGAGTATGGGGCGATGGGTGGATCAAAACTCATCCCAGACTGGCAGGAGTGGAAGCAGTACATTGTGGTGAAATCGTTTGATGCCACTGGGTTGAAGTTGTATGGTTCTTATGATCATGGCTGGAGATCCCCCAGTGCTTATTTGGTCCATGCGATAGGATTTGACGGCCATAAGGCCACGATCTGGGAGTTTTACGATGATCATGTGCCGGTGGCGTTTATCAAGCAGATTATTAATGGCAAGAGCGTCAGGCTGCCGGATGGGCGGTTTTTCTACGGCAACCCCTATGCAGGCAAGGAAGTGATCAGGATTGCCGATCCCCAGATATGGGCGGAAGATCAGATTATGTCTGATAACACCATGAAATCCATTGCCGCTCTGTTTGCCGCCAAGGAAGAGGATGGTTCTCCTGGCGTTCATTTCGTCCCTGGTAATCACGGAGGCGATACCACGGTGGCCGAATGGCTGCTTGGGTACTACTGGGCTGATTTCAGACAGCCAAGGTATGTCATCACCGCAGACTGCCCTAAGTTGATCTGGGAATTGGAAAGATTGCGTCATAAGGAATTCTCTGCTAAGGTGGCGTTAAACAGAGAACAGCCAGAGACCGTGGTGGATAAGGACAATCACGCATGGGACAGCTTGAAAATGTTCTTTTTGAAATTCCCTCCAAAGCCTTATAAGAGCGAACCCGCCAGGAAGCCTGGCACGTTCAACTGGTGGAAGGAGCAGATCAAGCTGGAGCAGGAAGGCAAGGAGTTGGCGACTTATAGAAGGGATATGGTCTGGTAATTGGCAAGGAAGAAGAAACAAACTAAAGGCCCTCTCGAACCCAGGATCACGGCCCCATCCGATAGCGCCAATGATAAGGTCAAGGCCAAGCGTCAGGACGAATACAAACGATGGGTGTCCAAAGTTCATCATTCCCAGAAGGTCCGTAAAGACTGGGAGCGGGACTATATTGTAGAGGAATGTGAGAAGTTCATCATCGGTAAGCAGGTGGGCATAAGATCCAAAGACCCCGTATTTAATCATACGCTTGCTACCATCAAGACGATCAAACCATCGATCTTCTATACCCATCCTAAGTTTTACATCAGGCCAAAGCCAGGCAACGAAGGAATTCCCAAGGAATCGACCGCCGCCATCGGGGAAGCTGTGCTGGACTCCATCGGCCAGCAGGACAATAACTTTAAGAATGCAGCTTCTCTCGCCCTGTGGCAGAACTTTACCCGGATTGGGGTTCTAAAGATCATCCACGAGCCTACCGCGATTAAAAATCCTGATGCAGGTCAGCCGACGTGGTCAACTCAGGAGAATGGCGATCCCATCATTGACCCACAGACGGGCTTGCCATCTCCGCTGAATGATCCTGCCACGGGCCAACCGATGGTTGAGCCGGATGAAGTGTTGACCGATCAGGTCTACCGCTATGAATGGATTGAGGCCGGGAATATGCTACTTCCAGACGAAGGCCCGGACCAATCGAAATGGACCTGGATCGGCGAAGAGATCGTGGTGACGTTGGATGAAGCCAAGGAGGATGAGCGATTTCCAAAGGCCCTAAGAGATCAGTTGGATGCCAATGAGACGACCAATAAGATGAAGAAATCAAAGGGCCAGTCTTATAGTGCAGTGGATGATAAAGAATCCGAGCGTCTGCGCTATTATGAGTGCTACGACATTGATGAACGTAAATGGTATGTGATTGCCGAGGGCCAGCAGTTTGATGATTTTCTGCTCTATGAGGATTTACCCAAAGGGATTGAGGATCATCCCTATGCGATCTTGCCTGGTTTTACCCCCATCATGGCTCCAGAGCCATCGCCCTGGCCGCTGCCGCATGTATTTTCCTGGATGGATATACAGAAAGAGTATAATATCAGGAGAAAACAGATCACCGAAGGTGCCAAGCGATCTTCGAGAAAAGGGGTATTTGAAGCAAATACCTTTGAAGATGAGGCCAAGGCGGTTCAGCTTTTGCAATCCCCAGACGATATGACATTCACCCAGGTCTCTGGCGTGGCGACCATCAAGATGCTGGAAGCCCCAGATGTGAATCCTTCCATCTATAAAGATGTTGCTCTGCTCCAAGCCGATTGGCGTATCATCACGGGCCAGACTGGGGCGAGGCTTTCCGACCCTGACACCAATACCGCTACCGAAGCGACCTATGTGGAGCGGGCGGGCAACCTCCGGGATGCCGATATGCTGGATGCCGTGAACGATTGGCTTACGGCTGCTGGTAAGAAGATGTTTCGTTTGGTCAAGGCTACGATGACACTGGATATGTGGATTCACATCAGGGGATTCTCGGACACGGAGTTTAAGAGCTATGTGCAAAGGGTTTATCAGCTTCCTTCCGAGATGATCGAATATTTACCAGGGCTCAAAGAGATATTCCGCGAGCGGTATGGCAAAGAGAAATGGCATAGGGCGACCCGTCAGGATCTTGAGTTTGAGGCCGATGTCTCGGTAGTGCCCGGTTCTTATCGACCTAGAAATCTTGACATCGAACGAAAGCAATGGATGGAGTTTTTATCGATCATCGGCCAATTCCCGCAACTGGCTCTTTCCAGGGAACTATTGCGCGAGACTGCCGCTAAGTTTGAATATATCTCGGAGCGGATGCTGGATGAGTTGACTGCCCTGGCGCAGAAGATGATTCAGGTGAATGCCAATCAGGCTGGTAGGGGCCAGGGCGGAAATGGCGAAGGTGGGGCAACTGGTAATCCATTGCAGGCCATGATGGCTGGGATGGGGAATGCTGGTTAGGGTAGAATGCAAGAATGGGCATGTGTGGTTTATGTATTATGGAGAGAAATATGATGATCCGAGATGTGAAACCTGCGGGGATCCGATAGAGATTGCCAATAAATTATTCGCTAAATAAAGAATATTTTAGGAAAAAAGCCAGGGAATATTATCATCGTGATATTGAGGCCAAAAGGTTAGAGGCTCGTGAACGGTATCATAATGGGAATCAAAAAGAAGTAAATAGGCGATCAAAGTTAAAGCGAGACTATAATTTAACAATAGAAGATTACAATCGTCTGCTCATTAAACAAGGTGGGCAATGTGCAATTTGCATGAGACATCAAACCTTATTTAAAAGACCACTATCTGTTGACCACGATCATATATTAAAAAGAGTTAGGGGGCTATTATGTCCTGATTGTAATGGAGGAATTGGATTATTGGGTGATAATCCAAAGATCCTGCATAGGGCAATTCAATATCTTAGAGATCACAATGCCAGTATATGACTTTATTTGTGAAAATGGACATAGGGATGAGTTCTTTGTTCATGTGGCATCTGATCTTGGATGCAAGACCAATATTTGCTTAAAGTGCAAATCGGATAATCGTGCAGAGATCCCAATGTTTCCTATCATATCATATGGTAAGGGCTTACTATGGTTCAGCGAAAAAAGTCCCCGCATCCTGTGGAATCTTGGTCCTGCCCCTGTTACGGTCAGGAGCCATGAGGAACATAAGCGGTTGATGCGAGAGGCAGGATTAGTGGAAGCTGGAAGTCGAAGAGGTGAAAGGGGGACTTGGACATGATGCCACAATGGTCAAGATTACAATGTGACTGTGGGTCTGAGAAGTTCTTAAAGCTGGTTTGCCTGCGTTGGCATCCCTCCGGGGGATCAACGGAGGAAATGGGGGGATGGGAGTGCTCTCAATGTGGAAAAAGCGTGGACATGGCGAGTCTGATCACTCTGGCCAAGCTCAAACAAAAGAAGGCGGAACTCGAATCCTTGAAAGAAGAGATCGGGCAGAAATAGCTCGGGCCATTGTCTTGCTTGAGCGCATTGCCTATCAGACATCAGGTCTGGCATTGACATTTGAGCAGTATTTAGATATGGTGAAAACAAATGCCACTCAGTCAGCCAGTTAAATATAGGGTTACAAGGAGAGGTGGCCACAAAATAAGATTGGCCATCGTGAAGGGTACTCGGCGTGTCATCGAGGCAAAAAATATTGAAACAGGAAAAACTCATACTGAGGCCGAATTTAAGCAGGACAGAAAGCGCCGCCTCAAGCACGCAATGGTCCGTTAATATTTGTGGGCCAAGAGAATTTGTGCTGGATGCGCTGCGACAATTGAAGGGAGTTGAAACTAAGTTAAAACAGGTTTTGGATTCATTGAAATAATGGTCTAAGCCTTAACTTGCGGAAGGTCAAAGGCCCAGATCCTGGCAGTACCAGGGTT